ATTCAGAATTGTACTAACTTTTCTGATAGTGAAATTGATAACAGTGATCTTCGTGCTCACCGTCCTCGTGGTGGTGATGGTGGTGACACTGATTCTGCACCTACTGGTGGCGGTATGCTCATTGACGGTACTGTGCCTAAGAGCAACAGCCCGCTCCGCTCAATGGTTGCAGACAGTTACACCCACGTTGGTTTAAATGGTCCTGGTATTCTTGTTACTAACAACGGATACACACAGTGCACGTCTAGCTACGCTTTCTTTAACAAGTACCACATTAAAGCACTTAACGGTGGTCAAGCTAACTTAGCTGCTTCTACCACTGACTTTGGTGAAAAAGCGTTGGTTGCTGACGGCAAGTCTACAGCTGCAATCTTTAGCGCAGCTTTGTCGGCAAATGTAACTAACGGTGACACTACGTTTACGATTGGTGCACCAACTGCTGCTGCATCTTGGCACGGCACTGCAACACGTCCACAAGGCAACATGCTTGTCGATTTAGCTGGTACTCTTTATCCTGTATTGTCAGCTACAGCAAACGGTTCTGGATGGGATGTTACTATTAGCCGTCCAAATGTTAGTAACCGTAGCATTAACGATGGTGTTAATGGAAATGTAACTACTCCCCAAACGGTGTCGTTTTTCCTTCGTTCTCAGATTGCTTCCAGCGGTCACACGATGGAGTATGTTGGTAGTGGTACTAACTACAACGCATTACCTGAAAACGGTGGTGTGCCTGTTGATGCTAATCAAATCACTGAATCAAACGGTGGTAAAATCTGGACTGCTACGACAGATCACAACGGTAAATTTTCCGTTGGTGATTTCTTTACAGCAGACCAACGTACAGGTTTTGTGTCGTTTAGCTCAGGTGCTGTTGCCTTTAACCTTGCAAGCGATACAACACCTCAACTTGGTGGCAATCTAGACGTCTTAACTAGAGAAATCAATACCAGCACTACTAACGGCAACATCAAACTAAACCCTAACGGAACAGGTGTTGTTGAAGTTAAAGGTGCAGGCGGTAACGACGGAACATTACAACTTAACTGTTCTCAAAACAGCCACGGTGTAAAAATTAAATCACCTCCACACAGTGCTGCTGCGTCTTATACGTTGACACTGCCTGACAATGATGGTAACGCTAACCAGGTTCTTAAAACAGATGGTTCTGGTGCGTTGTCTTGGGTAGACCAAACCAGTTACACACACCCTAACCACACTGGTGACGTAACGTCTACTGGTGACGGTGCTACGGTGATTGCAGCCGACGCGGTAGACGGATCTAAAATTGCTGATGACAGTATTGATTCTGAACACTACGTTGATGGATCTATCGACAGTGCTCATATTGCAAACGACGCTGTTGGAGCTAATCAACTAGCAAACACTGCTGTGACGCCTGGCAGCTACACGCTGTCTAGCATTACTGTTGACGCACAAGGTCGTATTACTGCTGCTTCTAGCGGAACTGCTGCTGACACTGACAAAATTATTGAAGGTAACACTGAAGCTGAAGTTGTAGATACTGGTTCTGACGGTCATTTTAAAGTAACTACTGAAGGCACTGAGCGTGTCCGTGTTGGTCCTGCTGGACAGATTGGTATTGCTGGTGCTAACTACGGTACTAGCGGTCAAGTCCTAACTAGCGGTGGTGCTTCTGGTGCTATTAGTTGGGCAGATGCTGCTAGCGGCGGTGGAGCTACTGGCGGCGGCACTGATACGGTGTTCCAAGAAAACAAACTAACTGTCAGCACTAACTACACTATTGGTACAAACATTGGTGGTAGTGGTTCTGTCGGTACTGGAGCCAGCTGTGTTGGTCCAATTACCGTGGCATCAGGTGTCACACTTACTGTTCCTGCTAACGCTCGTCTCGTTATTCTTTAATTATGCCTCTTACTCTTACTGGTGCCGGAGTTGTCTCTGGCATTGCAGACGCTGGTCTGCCTGATGTCATCGCTGATGGCATCTTTATTAAAAACATTAAAAATGTGTCCAGTGACGAAACTCTGAGTGGCACGTATAACTGGGGCTCCTTCGGCCCCATTTCTATTGACAATAACGTTACAGTGACTATTAGCACTGGCGCAACCTGGAGTATCGTATGAGCACACTATCAACTGCAAATATTACAAGTAAGGCGTCAAACACGCCGCCAGTAATTAAAGATGTAAACGGTACGGAATGTGGTACGTTTTGCCGTGCGTGGGTAAATTTTGACGGCACTGGCACTGTTTCAATCAGAGATTCATTCAATGTCAGTTCGATTACTGACAACGGTACTGGTGCTTATTCAGTAAACTTTACTACTGCTATGGCTAACACCAATTATTGTGCAGTAGCTCAAACTCAATTTGACAATACTAACACAACTACCACAGGTACCAGCAACGTTATAGCTGAAACTGCTAGGACTCCGTATACCACATCGGCATATCATCTTATTTGCGGTATTTATACCGGAGCATTGTATGACATCACGACAGTCTCAGTTGCAGTTTTCGGGAGTTGACCATGAGTACACTTAAAACATCTAACATTCAAGATACCTCAGGCAGTAACAACTCAACTCCTGAAGAGATTAGTCAAGGTCGAGCTAAAGCTTGGATCACTTTTAACGGCACTGGAACTGTCGCCAATAGAGATAAATTTAACATCGCGAGTATCACTGACAACGGCACTGGTGACTACACGCTGACATTTACCAATAACATGTCTAGTTCTGATTATGTTGTTGTTGGAAGTTCTGGCTTTGGCAGCGGCTCGATGTGGACTTCTGTGTATATTCACACTAAAACCCCGTCGCCATATTATCAAGAACCAACTACATCGGCTTTTAGAGTTACTATTGCCTACTCAGGAACAACAGGTAATCTAGCGGACTACAATCGTGTGTCCATTGCAGTTTTCGGAGACTAACCTATGAGTACACTTAAAGTAGATAACCTGCTTAACGCAGCAGGTAACGAAAGTCCGATCAGTGTCCCTGGTGCGGCTAAAGCTTGGGTTAATTTTAACGGCTCTGGAACGCTTGCTGTACGCGACAGTTATAATGTAACCTCTGTTACGGATGTCGCTACGGGTAAATACACAATTAACTTTACAACTAGTTTTGCAAATGCAAACTATTGTCCAGTAATGTATAACAATGCCACTAGTTCTTCAGGGAGCATCGTTAATTTCAGCAACCAATACCTTGGCGGTATGCACCTTAACGCTTCAAATCTAGAAGTAGCGTCCTATAACAGCGGTTATCAGGACTCTGCTTTGTTTTTTGTGGTAGTTTTTGGAGACTAACACATCCCTTCTATTTATCATTTAACATGTCTAAAATTATTTACACCAACCCTGAAGGCGGCGTGTCGGTCGTCCATCCTACCGGTGAAGTCCCGATTAGTGAGCTTCCTGCACGTCTTGGTCTGACTGATTACGAAATTGTTGACGACGATGTAATCCCTACTGACCGTACCTTCCGTGACGCTTGGGTCAAGTCTGGCTCAACTGTTGCCGAAGACCTGCCTAAGTCCAAGGAAATCGCACATGAGCGTCGTCGTGCCGCTCGTGCAGAGGAGTTCAAGCCTCATGATGAAGTGATCATGAAGCAGATTCCTGGCGCAGACACTGATGCTGCTGAAGCTTCTCGCGCTGCAATCCGTACTAAGTATGCAACCATGCAAGATGCGATTGAGGCAGCGAGCACGACTGCTGAAATCAAAACTGCATTGGGCTGATGAGTATTAAACTAACAGGTGCAACGTCTGGTTCTATTGAACTGGACGTTCCCGCCGCCGTAAGTGGCGGTGATATTTCTTTGACACTGCCTAATGGTGTAGGCAGCGCTGGTCAGTATCTGCGGAATAGTAGCACTGCTGGAACGCTTGAGTTTGGCTCTCTTAATAGTGGCAAGATTTTGCAGGTAGTTCAATCTACTAAAACTGATATTAACAGTATTACTGGTGGAACATATCAAGATTTAGGTCTGAGTGTTTCAATCACTCCCTCTTCAGCTACAAGCAAGGTTTTAGTCTTGTTGTATGCAAGCATAAGTAGCCCCGATAGTTCCTATGACATGAAACTTAGGCTTTTGAGAGGTAGTACTCCAGTTTTGCTTGGTGACGCTGCTAGTAGCCGACCACGAGCTTCTACAGCTCTGAACTTATCTTGGTCGTCTGGATCTTACGGTGCTGGAAATGCCGCAATCAATTATTTAGATACTCCAGCCACCACGTCTGCGACAACATACAAACTTCAAGCCATGTCTTATTCCTCATACTCTATTTATATCAACAGAGGACCAAACGACACGGATACATCAGGCTATGAAGCTAGATCTGCTTCTTCAATCATTGCAATGGAGGTAGCAGCATAATGGATCACGAGGCAATTTACAAAGCATACGCCGGTACTGTTGTCAGAATTAGTGACAGCCAAGGTGCCTTTGATGCTGATGGTAACAATGTTGAAATAGACCAAGCTCTTGTAGATGCAGCTCGTTCAGAACTTAATGTTCAAAACGCTTGGAAAAGCTTGCGGACTAAGCGTAATCAACTGCTGGCAGAAACTGATTACCTCGCTCTTGCAGACCACACTTTGTCTGCAGATATGACTGCCTACAGGCAAGCTCTTCGTGACCTGCCGTCTAACACAACTGATGTAGCCAACCCGGTTTGGCCTACTAAACCAGGAGGTTAATCATGAGCGTAATTAAAGTAAATAAAATTGAACACACTGGCACAACTGCCGGTGGTGTTGAGGTTGATTCTAGTGGGCACGTCCAGGTCGATGGCGTTCAGATGCCGACTGCTGGGGCGTTGAGTCACAGAAATAAAATAATCAACGGCAACATGCGTGTCGATCAGCGCAATGGTGGGTCAAGCGTAACGGCAGATAATTCTTTTGCTGTAGACCGCTTTGTTTTTAGGACTGTTGGTGGCGGTGCCGTCACTGCTCAACAAAGCACAACTGCCCCAAGTGAATTTGTAAATAGTTACTCCATTACAGTATCAACCGCTGACAGCAGTATTGCTGCCACAGATAACTATCAATTAGTTCACCGCATCGAAGGGAACAACACAGCCGATCTTCTGTTTGGTACGTCCTCTGCTAAAACAGTGACACTCTCGTTTTGGGTGCGTTCCAGCGTTACAGGTACTTTTGGTGGTAACTTGCAAAACAACGCAGCAGATCGTTCTTACGTCTTCCAATACACAATTAACACTGCCGATACATGGGAGTACAAGACCATAACGGTTGCTGGCGACACAAGTGGAACATGGTTGACAACAAATGCTGCTGGCATTTGCGTGACCTGGGATTTAGGCTCAGGTGCAAATTTTGAAGGTACTGCAAACTCTTGGAATGCTGCTAATAACCGGAGAGCTTCAGGAAACGTTCAGTTGATTGGTCAAGCCAATGCCACCCTGTTTCTTACCGGAGTTCAACTAGAAGTTGGCGAGAAGGCGACACCGTTTGAACACAGAAGCTACGGCGATGAGCTGCAAAGATGCCTGAGATATTTTTGTAAATCAGAATGGGCATTCTGCAATAAATTATCAGGACTTGCTTATCGGTTTATTCCTCCAGGGCCTGCGACTGTGATGAGGAGTGCGCCTACACATAGCTATTTTAACCCTTCTACTGGAACAGCAAATCAAGCCAGAGAACACTCTAGTGGTACTGCTTATACCATAAATGACAACACTAACGGCAATTCAAATGCTCAAGGGCCAACTTCTTATTTTGGCACGTCATCAAGCTCCAGTTATGCTGTTCAGTGCACTATTCACTACGACGCAGAGCTATGATTAAACAATATAAATTAGGTCCAACTCAAGATTCCGCAATCTACTGCATTACGGACAATGTGTGGATTAACACTAATCCTGAATGCCGCCATTACCGGGCATACTTGGAATGGCTCGATGAAGGCAACACACCCCAACCTGCTGACCCTATCCCCGAAGCATAATGATCACCCTTATCCGTCCTATTCTTTTTTCTTTTCTTCAGTCTGACAAAGTAAAACTGTTGATTGTTGAAATGCTTGAAAAACTTGCTGAGTCTACCGACAACGATGTCGATGACAAAGCTGTTGAGTTTATTCGTAACGGACTTTTTCCTAACAAGTAATGGATTTAGGAGAGCCGCTGGTACTACCGTCTCTACGGCTCCCTGAGCCCCTTGTTTTACCCCGTCCGGTACTAGATGTCCCACGAGCGGATATACCTTCGTACAAGCCGCTTGTGGTGCCTCCTAGGGACCTTCGACCGCCTCCGGGAGTCAAAGGAACAACACCATCTGAAAAAGAAAAACCTAAACCACAACCTCCTCCGGTAAAACTACCGGACATACCTCAAGACACACGAAAGGTAGACATCCCGTTTACGGATGTAACCATGCCTCTTCCGTCTAACGAAATACTTGTCACGGCTGGTACTACTGCCACCGTGTCTGTTGCAGCCACCCTTACAGCAACAGCAGTGTTCAAACACACTGTAACTGTGATGAAGCCCATTCTTAAACAAGCATGGACAAAGATAACAAAAAAGAAGGGTTCATCAA